TAGACATATAGCGGTTGCGTTAGCGTTGTTAGCAGCTTTTGCTAAGGTACCAGTTGTACCTCTTGCTTCTAACATAGAACCAGCTGTTGCAGCTGTTCCACTAACCCAAGCGTTCAATAGGATACCACGTCCAGATATTACATTTACTATGTTACCGGAAGTTGCAGCTGTTAAAGCTACACCCAATACACGGCCACCACTTACAGTTGCAGCATCGACTTGTTCGTCTGCTGCAGTTAACTGCAATGGGTCACCGGCGTATATAGTACTACCAGCAGTAAATGGTAAAATTCGTCCGGGTGCTCCCCCATCGTTCAACAGAATTTCTGTTGTCAAATTACTTTTTGCCATATTTACTTACCTCTTTTTTATTTGTCAAGGGCCTTCTTGTTGAGTTTAATTTTTCCATTAACCATAGAAAATGTTCTCTCGACCTGTGGCTCTTGTTCTACAGGCTTATTCTCGGATTCGTGAGCTTTACCTTTACCGAAAGTCTTTTCAGACTCAGGTTCTGGCATTGAACTTAGTGCCTCCGCAAATCCTGTTAGACGTGTTTCTTCCCAATCAGCAAGTTCTGCTGCTCGGGCTTCCTGTCCATCTTCTTTGATTCTTCCCAAAATGACCTCTTTAGAGATTACGTTACCAACAAGTTCAGTTTTGCGTGCTGCAATTTCTGATGCTTGTCTCTCTTCCTCGGCTTTCTGGAATGCGGCGACTTGGTTCATAGCTTCTTCATATTTTGATTGCAAATCAGAGTAGCTAGTATTAACTTCGTCTAATTGCTTCTTGTATGAAGCGAACTCACGTTCCAACAATGTTTCAGCGTTGGACGATTTAACGTCCTTTGTTTCTTCGCTCATTGTATCTACCTCTTTGTCAGTCCCTTTTTGGGACTCATCTTCACACGTATTTCCTTGTGAACAAGAATCGCAACAATGCTCTTCCTTTTCCTCATCGTGTGAATTACATTTCCCGTCAATAGTACATTCTTGGCAAACAGGTGTAGAAACATCATTTTCAATAAATGACACTTCAACAGGTCTTATGTTAGTTGCATATGCATCTCCCATCACGTTAACATCTTTAGAAAACCAGTCGATACTGACGTGTGTGACATCCCCCTGCTTTACTTTTTCAATCATATCATTAGCTCGCGCGGTTTCCTCGGAAACACGAGCCAACATTTTAATGGCAATTTTGCCATTGTCCATTTCAGAAACTTCTGGATTAATCGCTGTCCCTATCAATTCTTCAGGTGTTCGCTGATGATTGACGTATATAGGCAGCTCTTTAAAAGCCTCTACACTATTCTTAAGCATTTCCGGCTCTATATAAACCTTTTGCTCTTCACCCTCAATTTCGTAGTCGTGGCGACCAGAAGTAATAGCAATAATCGGAAATTCTACAATTCCTTCATCACCAGTGTTTTCTAAATCTATATCTTGGATTTCAAAATTCATAGCAAAGCTTCTTTGAGTTTCACCTGAATTAGTTTCAGCAAACTCTTTTTCATTATTGCCATTTTCTTCTGCCCACATTAGGCACATATTACGAGCCATAGACTCGTGTTGCTCTATCCCCTTTTTCTTAAGTCGGGGTCCTAACTCTAGTGTACACTTTTCGAATGCAGTCATTAGACTTCCTCCACGATTACTTTCTTTGTAGATTTAACATCCTTATCTGATTTCTTTGAAGCGGGTGCACTTTTCTTTCTGTCACCCGTCTTATTAGCAGATGGTTTGTTTCCTCTATTTTCTGTTCGGCGGCTTTCTTCTTTCTTATCTTCATCTCTGCCACCAGAAACATTTACATTCTCGGCAGTTTCCATCATTGGAACTACTCCCTCTGGGTCAAGTCCTCGCTCAGCTCTTACTTCTTGTGGTGCTAAGACACCTTCAGATAAATAAATCATATCTGTCTTGGCTTTTGTAAAGGCGTCTTCAACATTTAATGCTCTAAACACAAATCTAGCGTCTTCCGACAACTGTGGCATTAATTGAGCGTTCATAGCTGACTCTACTGCTTTTTGTAAATATTTAACGTAAGGTTCAAAAATAGGACGTGCCTGTTCTGGGTTTGTCCACATAGTTCTAGGTATTTTAAGTGCCATATGGATTTTATCTAATAAATCGTCAGTATATTTTCCATATTCAAACGCACGTTGCGTTCCTTCTAACTCTTTAATCTCTATGTCATTACCGTGTATAATATCTTCACCGGGTTCTAGAGAATTAAATGCACTAACAATTTCATTAATCTTATCAGGGCCATAGGGCATATCAGGAAGCCCGGCGGAAATGTCGAACCTAGATACGGCATATTTGTTAAGTGCGGCTGCGATGTCTCTTTCTGCATAATCTTTTAAATCTACTAAATATAGTATAGGATGGATATCTGATAATCCATAAGCATAATCGTCAAAGGGATTGTTTTTTAATTCAATAATCTCTTCTTCTGTAAATCTAACATTTTCTTTATCATCACCAGTCTCTTGGTAATAATACATTATTTGACCGTGCTCATTTCTCTTTACATATAAATTTTGAGAAGAACGTAAAACTAAATTATCACCAGTCCATTCTAAATACCCTGTTCCAAAAATTCGGGCATTACGCAACCAACTGTATATTAACATATCAACATTGATGTTGACAAACATTTCTTCAATCTCTTCTCTTTCCTTTTCATTATCGGTTACAATGTCGTAACCATCTTTAACTGCATAAAAACACGGTAAATCAATTAAAGACCTTATCAAAGGGTCAGCTAAGTAAACATTCATATAAGTTCTATTGTCACCAATATGAGGTTCATAATTACGGCCGGGCCATTCTCTTTTAAGTTTTAATCTTCGAATAATACCTTCTCCGTAATCCAAAGGTTTATCTTCTTTAAACTCAGGATTTGAACCCACACTTGCAAAACTTCTTCTAAACCAGTCGCCAAGACCCATAGATAATCACTCTTTAATAACAGCTAAGCTCCTATTAAAAGTTATCCCTATAAATTACGTAAATTCCTTTTAAATGGTGTGTTTCTGCGTCTTCCAGTGGTTATTAACGACGCTCTACTGTATTTTCCTTGCCCTGTATTTGCTATACCTCTTTTAGCAATTGAGGTTCCAGTAAAGCTACCTTGTTCAGGTAACATAGATAAAGAAGCGTGGATACCTAAAACACTACTATCACAATAATCATCGTGCTTTCCAGAAGGTGCCATTATCTTTTCTGTTTTCTGAGTCGCATCCATAACATATTCGATGTCTGTGTGTTCTCTATACCACTTCCAAACTAATTTAGCTGAGTGTGGTTCTAACGTTTCCGGGTTCGGAACTTTGATAAGGCCTTGCTGCATAAATGATACATAATCGCGATAAACATATGTTTTACTCCCCTTTGCTCCTCCTGTAAAAACAAAAGGAAGAAAGTGTATACTTCTTGGTATACATTCCATTCTTATTTCTTGTTCTATCGCTCCACCTATTCCAGTGGCATCAATTATTACTTTTGATGCTTCAAACTTTTCAGCAACCGTTATTATTCTTTCTCTTTGATATGGTATATCGTGCCCACCTGTCTTAGGGCCAATTTCTTCTAAGTATAATAGTCGGGCTATATTTCCGGCATCAGATTTCTCTGTTCGCCATACACAAATAACAGTACTATTAACAGATTTCCCAATGTCAACAGATACAGTATTATTAGTACCCACTTCTCGACCTTGCTCAATTTGTTCGATGGTGTATAATTCATAGTTATCGAAACACCTCCTTAAGTGTTCTGGGTTAAATACGCTTGATATACTTTCCACAAAATCACATTCATATTCAGTCTTCCAATAAATAGAATCTTCACCCCATTCCATCATCTTCGTTAACATATCTTCTTCAGTATAAGGTGCCGAATACGCTTCACCCTTTGATACAGCATCTCTCCACGTGAAATGTAGTCTTTCAAAACTTTCCTCATAATTCTCATCGTATAAATATCTAAACATATGATTGTCTTTATTTTTGGGTGTACCCAAATTAATGAATGGGGCATTATTTGCTATAATACACGGCTCTACATTGTCAATAAACAACTGGTCTGCAATTAAAGGACTCTCATCAACTACTAAAAAAGTAGGGTGTTGCCCACGTATGGACTGTCCTTGATTAGAAGGAGCAACTGGAGCTCTTCTCATCACAGTCCCTCCCTTCATTTTAATATGAGGTTTGTTATGTAGTTTGTAATTACTTACTAAACTATCTAAAAAATTGTTATCTTTAAAGTGACGATATACATAATTGAAAATAAGTGCTGCTTGGTCTTCAGTAGGCGCAATAATAAAAACTAAATCACGGAATCTCTTAAAAAACATATAGATTATTACAGAAACTGATAATGCCCACGATTTCCCACTACCACGTGGGGCTAAAATAGCCATCTTTCGTTGTTTATCTTTATTACCTTTAGGATATGTCAATGATTTAACCACAATTTGCATTTGCAATGGTCTTAACCTTAGTGGTCTTTGTCTATTATCAACTAGATATGTTGAGCAAAAGGCACGAACTAATTTTTCAGTCTTCTTTTCGTCTTTTCTGACTTCATCGAAGAAAACTTCTAGGTTTTTGGAATCAAAGGAATTCCGTCCCGTCAGCGCTGCTTTCAGTTTTTCTGTTTCCTTCTTCACTGGATTCATCATCTTTTAAGTCCCCTAAGAAGTTCATAAAGTTTTCGGTCTTTTTTTCTACCATAGTAGGTATCTCAATATTAAGAGACCTAAACTCAGTATGAATATCGCGAACAATCTGGTTCCGTTGTCGCAATAACTCTGTTCTAGCGTTAACATCCCGAATAGATACAAGAATTTCTTCCCAAAGCACGTCTTCAATAGCAAGATTTCGTGCCAAAAGCCTAACAAGTTCTTTATGACGTTCATATTCTCCTTCACCAACTCGTAGTCTCAACCGAGTTTCGTATTCTTCTACTAAATCTTTCATTTGTATTGCGATTCGGCTCTTTTCTTCTTTAAAGATTTCTTTAAAGCTTTCTTTTTCGAGGGCTTAGGTAATGTACCTCCCCCTCGGGCTCCCGGTAACCTAGTCATCTTTACTTATTCTTCTTCGTCTTCGTCGTCGTCGTCTGCTTCAGGTTCTTCTTCAGCTTCTGATTCTTCTTCAGCTTCTTCTTCTTCCTCAGCTTCTGGTTCTTCTACAGGTTCTTCTACGAGTTCCTCTTCAACAACCTCTTCTTCGACTACTTCTTCGACTACTTCATCTACTACTACCATATCCATCATCTCCAACATTATATCTACAACATCGTGTATACCTTCAAGTTGTTCTGCCAAATTCTGAACTTGGTCAAACAACTCTTTTACTTCGAAATCGTTCATACTTTAAACCACAGTGTCTATCTATTTAAACGTTTCCTTACTTTTTGCTTTCCATCTTATGTTCTTGTTCTTGTGCCTTTGATTCTATCATCTGGGATTGTTTCTGACTTGCATCATTATAATCAATAACAGCTTGTGCTTTTACCTTATAGAATGCAGTCTTCTCAGCTTGTTCTTGTTTCCACACATCAAGTGCATCTTTGATAATTAGAAGGGCTGGCCCACCTAATATAGCTATCAAAGTTGTATATGCTTCGATGTTCTCAAGAACCTCTGGTTTACTAAGTCCGCTGTGTATAACGAACCCTGCAAAACCAACCCAGAGTAAAATTAACGGTACGGCAATCATAAACATAAAAATATCGTTGAAGGTTACTCCTTCTCCTTTTTCTTTACTCATATCATCAGTCCTCCTTTCTTCTTTTACTTTGTTCTTTTTTCGTTTTGGTCTTTTGGGCATACTGGGAAGTTGTCTTACAAAATGTTTCGTTGCAACAACAAGCATCATCAGTAATATAATCGTACCCACTAAAGCAGAAACAATCGCTATCAGTTCCAATAATGTTATTATCCATTCTGTCACTCTTGTTCCCCGCCTTCATCTAATATTTCATCTAATATTATTTCAAGCTTTGCATTCAGATTATCTAGTTTATTTAGTATTTCAGCTATATCGTCGTCCATTTATTCCTCCTTTTCCTTGCAACAGGAACACGAGCATTTCTCGCAACACCCACAATCCATACAACACATTATTCAGGTGCCTCCACTCTTATCCTTGGGATTTCAAACTGTTGTTGATATGTATAATCTTCCAACTCTTCGTCCCATACAAGTAATGCTACCCACATAGACCATTCACCTTCTGTATTATTAAGTTCTTCAAAAGTAAAATTAAACCAATGGTTATCCCAATCTTCACCGTTAACGGTTAAGTATATATCTGACCAGTTATAATTACCAGATTCTTCGTGCCATACGTCTACATAAACTAAAACAGATGCACTATAATCACTACATTCAGCATCTATATCTGTTAATACGGATATACCTTCTGCATCTGGGTCTACCCAGAAAACAGACATATTATCTGTTTCTTCGTTATGCCAGCCGGGATAAAAATGTACTGATGTAGAATTACATTCAGGTTCTTCGTATTCATCTTCGTAATCACACGAACCGTCGTCTTCAGTGGCTTTATCATCATAATTATTAGCATCTATATCCATACAACCATAAACAACTGTTTCATTTGTGCTACCATTGCCGTCGTTTAAAACTACACAACGTCCATCGTCGTGCGTAGCTTGGTCATCATAATTTTCAGCTTCAGGGTTAGTACATCCATATATAATAATTAAGAAATTACAACTTCCGTCATCAAAAGTAGCTTGGGAATTATAGTTAGTAGCGTCAGTTTGTAAACAACCCCCGATGGGACCAATCTCTTCATCACCATTAAAATAATCGTGTATGATAGACATATTGGCCCCCCCACTAAGAAGTGCAAGTAAAACAACAGTAACGATTGTTCCTATTTTTTTACCTACTTGGGTTTCCCCTATCTTGTCAGCAGCCTTACCTATAGTTTCGAATAGTTTTTCCTCTTCTTCATCTGGTTTATTAGGTCCGCTTATACCCAAAATTTCTCGTTCTTCTTCAGATATAACGCTGATGGCACCATAGTCGTCGCTAGACATCAATTGTATCTTCGCTGGAATCCCTTATAAAGTTTTTGTTAGAAAGAAGTCTGTATATTATAATACTAAGCATAGATATTTTATACAAAGATATTACATACTAAGTTTTACTGTAACAACAATTTTATATACTATCAGGCTAATTAACAAAAATGAAAGAAGAAAATAATAGTGTTTCTTTCAACGTCACGATTGGCGATGATGATACACTCAACACAGTAGAGCTAGACAACTGGGAACCCAGTGATATGCGGTTATCGCCGTCGAAAATTAATTTGTTTCTACAATGTCCTAAGTCATTTTATTACAGGTACATTGCGAAACTCCCCGAAAAGCTATCCTTACATTTGTTTCGGGGTACTATCGTACACGACTTGTTGGAAATAATTTTCACTCAGAAATTTAAATATGCGAGTGGATGGCGTACTGACGAACCTGCCGAGTGGGCGGTCTTAGAATTTAGAAAAAGGTGGACCAAACTAAAAACAGAAAAACATTGGCTGTTCGATATGGAAAAAAACGGGGGCCTAGACGGAGACCTGATGGAAAGGGAATCAGTCGATTTGTTGATTAACTTTTGCCACCGGGTACAAAAGAAAGTAGAAGAACTTACTGACTGGAAAGTTGCAAGAACTAGGGATATGGCTTTTAACCAGTTGAAACCGAAATTTGCTGAAATGCGTCTACATAACAAAGAATTTAAGATAATGGGTATAGTGGACGTAGTCGTTAAGGATTTTGAAGACAACATCTCTATTATTGATTATAAAACTAGTAAGCGATACGGGTCTTGGTTACCCGAAGATTACTACCGCCAGTTAATAATTTACTCGTTGTTATATTACGAGGAGACAGGTGTCAAACCGAAGTTCGCTGGAATAAATTGGTTGAGATATGATGACTTGTATATGGTCCACGTTACTGATGATACGTTATCGGAAGCACGTGAGCTAATCAAAGGTATACACGACGAGCTTTCACAACGTGGTACTGATGAAGATAACTTCAACGTAGTACCGCAAAAGTTGTGTAAATGGTGTGCATTCTATAAGAATCCCTGTGAACCGGGGCCTTTGCCACGTTAAGTTTAAATACTTTGGTAAGTGTTTTAGATATCGTGGGTTACACCATTCTAGACCAATTTCGAAAAGTTCGTGCATTGAATGATAACCCACAAACCTCGAGGTGATATAAATGAATGAGACAAACAATAATACTGCCGCAAACAATACAGTAGATGATACAAACACAACTGCTGATATTATTGCTACAGTAGAAGAAAGTGGACTGTTAGAGGAACCAATGGTGTTAGCACTTTTGGCTTGTGTTGCTGCATTAGTAGCTTTTGTGTGTTACACAAATCCAGCTATTAAAGCCGCAGTAATGCCAATTTTGAACAAGTACTTGAAAAAGTACGACACTCAAATTGATGCACTGTTGGAATCGAATCTAACAAAAGCACAAAAAGTTGCTTATGAAAAACTTGATGAAACACTCAAGGCTCAAGTAAAAGACGACCTTCTTAGGAATGTTATCTTAACAGCTTGGGATGAAAAAGACGACCAACTTAAAACTTTAGTTAAGGGCAAAGTTAAATCTGCTCTAGATAACACGAAGTAAAATCTGACGGGGACTAGATTCAAAATTTGTCCCCAATTTTTTTTTCGAATCAAAATTTTACCCGATGTGTTTAAAGGGGTGGGGGAAAGAATGAAGGATTGGCCTCTATATACATAGACGGGAGGATACACTGAAAAGTCGTTTTAGAAGGTAGTATATAAGTAAATTCTTAAGTAGTATATAAAGGACACGGTTTTGTAGATATAAGTATATAAGTAATAAATCTCATCACCAACTATATAACATCCCCCACCCATATAGAATTAAGAAAAAGTGACCTGTCCGCAAATAATCCCTAACACTAGATGCCCTAGTGGATACTTTTTTGATGGGGAGAGGTAGTGAATCACCTCGCCTGAGTCGTAAGACTGAGATGGAATCTTACGATGGCCAAAATTCATAGTGAATCTATGAGACCACAGTCTTGACACACGAAGATAGACGTCGGGAGTAGATACGGGAAGGTATTACGGAGTAGATTCACTGGTCACCTCTTGGTCTGAACTATATTACCTATGAGAGTAACTACCCTACGGGGTATTACAAGAGTCAAATATGGCAAAACAACATCCGAAGAGAGAGAAGATGGCTTACATAAGAGTCACCAATCTCCAATGGAAAGGAATGTTGAGGAACTGCGGTATAATGGGTATACCACATAGGAGTCGAATAGTGATGGGAGAGATTCTCTCAGAGAAATTCGAATCCGGTGAACCCTTCACTGCTAAAGACTGCGGAGATGAGTTAAAGAACAGACTCAAATCCGGTATGTCCGCATCAGAGAAATCCGCGAAATCCATAAACGCATCCTCAGACGAAGATGCAATGGAGGAATTCTTCAACAATCTATCCCCTGAAAGACAGGCGCAATTACTGAAATTGCAAAAGTCCTCAGGGAAACCGTAGACGAGGAAAAAACTAATGGGCGAGTTCTTGGAATTCGTGAAAAGTTTAGAACCTCGATGGGAAACCGATGACCCTGAATTAACAGAGTTATACGAGTTCCTACTCACTAGGTCGTGAGTCCGAAAACAAGAGTCAGTAGTAACTGACAAGGTGCACACAGTTGTGAGTCCCCTACCCTGAAAACGGGGACCTTTATGATTACCGAATTAACCGAAGACCAACTCGAGGAGTCAAATACGACGCGCGAGGGAAACCAACGGAAATATCCGAAAGTGGCACTCAGTTGAGTCCAATCGACCAATGAGGTAAGAGACCGATAAGACCCAGAAGTCGGGAGTCCGAAATCACGGAAAGTCGAGAGACCTTTGAATTCCGGAATACACAAGTGACGGTAGACGACAAACTCCCGCAGGGCATCTTATGATTAATAGATTACTGAATAAATTAGGATGGCTAAGAAACCCACCGGTATGAGTAGGGGTTAGAAGAGGACACCAGTCGACAGACTGAATAAGTGACCCGACCTGAGATGTCAGGACTAACCCCGAAAGGCAGGGATTACATTGAACGCCTCAGCGAGTAGATTGCTGAGAATGCAAGAGATACGGCGCCCCTCTCTGGGCCCGGTGCCGACCCTTGACTTTTTTTTTGTGCTGCAGCGCTTATGAATCCAGCAGATGAGAAACGCCGCGGCATATTGAGAAACGCCGCAGCGTAGCGTAAAAACGCCGCAGCGTTTGCTGTAAAGCCACGTGAGAAACCAAACGCCGCAGCACGCAGCATATGAACGCTGGATTAGGGCCGTAACGCCGGGTGAGAAATGCTTACGCTGTGTTTTGGCTGGCTATGCCGTAATTTGGCTGGCTGCGCCGTCATTACGCTGGCTGTGCCGTCATTACGCTGGCTGTGCCGTGGTCTGGCTGGCTACGCTGAACTGGTTTGGCTGTAATTTTTTAAAAAAGAAGAGAGCGTTTTCTTTTTTACATCAGCACTCCCTGAGGCTGTATATTATTAGTATACGCTAAGTATATGTATATACTAAGCATATACATACTAAGTAATTTCTTTTATTTATATTTAGCAATTACTATGCTCAGATATAACATATTAAGTAATATATATAGTAATAATGCTATAATACATAGTTATGCTCTAAGATACTAAGTATGTATATACTAAGTAAGGTATAGCGTTTGTTACCCCAAATTTCCAGCATTTATGATGACAATTGAATTTAGGCAACCCTAAAACGCTGGTGCAAGTCTTTATATATTTTGCCGTCTATTGGAATTCACGAAGTGCTAAAACATAGCATTTCGCTGGAATGGAGATAAAAATGCTCGAACAAAATGAAACCGCTAAACTCCTTTGTGAGGCGCTGGGTGTAGATTCCCTCGCTGGAATGGAATTAAGTGAAGCAGAAATGAAAAGACTGCTGTCACAATTTCGCTCTAGTGTCCGCGCTGCAAATGGACGAAGTCGCCGTCATCGTAAACCCTTTGCTGGGTTAACAGTATTATATGCTGTAGATGAACGCCGTGTCAGCTATGCTCTACATCACGGTCTACTGCCGGGATGTATTTGCAAATGCCGTATGAATGATGCCGATTCTGGCAGAATGGATGCTATGGAATGTCTATATGCGCCGTCATCAATTGAGGTGCTGGATTAATCTGGTTGTGCTGTTATGAAAGAAATAGCTAAAATAATCGCAGCCAATAAAACGCTGGATTCACCCGATGAGACGCCGGAAACAGACGCTGTGCCTCAACTTGATTTCGCTAAAATAGAAATGTTGCTAGATTGGCAAATCAAGTGCTCGGGTCGACATCCACTGCTGCACATAAGAAAAGATGACGAACTCACGCAGAAATTCTTGACTACTGAGACCAATCGCTGGAATAACAGAGATGACGAGGCGTATTGTCCACCTGCTTCAATTGAAACATTCATTCAGCAACTTGTTGAGTGTCTTGCTAATATTGAAAGCCGTGATAGAATTACATTAATGAAAAGAATACAAACGCTCGGGGGTTATGGATATAGCTCCGGTGGAGTGACAGGCCGTAATGATTACGGCAAGGACGTAAGCCGTGTTGACGGTAGGTTGATACAAAGGAAAAGGTAGAGCAAATATGAATGCAAACGAACAATGGGACAAAGAACTACAGCAAAAAAAGTGTAAACTTTACTGTGGTAAGCCAGCACTTCAGGGATGGAGATACGCTAATATGTGTAGAGAATGCTATGACGAACACAGTAGAGCAATGATTAATCTATGCTCTCTTAATGGTGGTGTGCTGTAGATGGGTTATATTAGCATTTGTGAATCTTGCTGGGCCCATATAGAGAATAACAGCAGAACTGTATTCTGGATAGATAAGAATGCCTGCTGTAATGATAAAGAATGTGAAGTTTATATGACAGGACACGGCGGTATCAATGAGTGATGAATGTAAATATGACGGACAGCGTAGTTCGTGTTTATGCTGGCAATGTAGTTGTGCTTGTGGAAAGGAAGATAGTGGGCCGTGGTGCGAAAATTGTGCTTAATTAAGAGAAATCAAACGCTGATGCAAGGCCTTATATATTTTGCCGTGTATAGGATATTGACGAAAGTCACAATGAAATGGAAGTGCTGGAATGCCTGAAGAAAACGCTGAAGAATTAAAATGTGAAGTTTGCGATAATAGTGTCGCTGGAATGGAAGTCCATTCAAGTGAAGCATATGCTGTGATTTGTGAAGAATGCTTTGAAAGTAAATTCTTCTGCTGTGATGATTGTAATGGCACTATTTATGAAGGTGATGATTCCGGCAATGAAGGTATATGCGGCGAATTATATTGTTTAAGCTGCACTAATGATAATTATAGATGTATTAGTTGCGAAAATGTGATAATAACAAGATTACACGAATATTATGAATCCCCCAGCGACTATGATGTCTGCTGTAGTGGATGTGCTGATAGTTATGCGTTTAGTTATTGTGATGATTGCGGCACAGAACTTTATTTTAATGAAGTTCACGAAGAACACGCTCAAGAAGGTCATTGTTATGATTGTTATCATAAACAAAGCTGTGGTATAGACCACCACGTCACACAATCTACAAAATTAGAGAAAGTTTTGCTGAGTAAACATTACGTTCCGGCAGATGCATCTGTTTTTAAGTTTTTTAATTCCTTTTATGGATATACAGGGGATGATTACGAGCATAATAATGTTATGTTGCCGAAATCCGGTGGTGGATACGGCAAAGGATTTGGTTATTACAACTCACATCTAAGAATAGCCAGCATATCGATTAAAAAGATGAAAGAATACATATATTCTATGCTTAAATCAAAGATGTTTGTATGTGACCATAGGAAACTCGGCCTTTACAACCCGATGCATCAAATGTTTAAGGGTTGTTTTAGGTATTATGATAATAAAACCGGCGATTACCTTGATACAAGTGATGTGGATGAGAAGCATATAGGCCAGAATTGGTCAAGATATGCAATAACTAGCATAGATTCAAAAAAGGTATATAATATTCTAAAAGAAGATATGCAAAATGGTGGTAAGCTGCGTCAAAAGATAATTAAAACATTAGGTGGTTCTGCTAGACACAGACTAAGTGCTATATTTGATGAACATCACGCATTTTGGAATGATTTTGAACAATATAAGACTAATACTGCTGTTATTAAACTACCAATTAAAATTGGATTTGACCCGGCAGACTTAAATGCTATAAGAAATCATAATGCTAAAGTTAGTAGTTGCCAAGTTGAAGGTAATAACGAATCATACGCATTTAGTATGATTGATATTGTCACAAACCCGCATTTGATAGCGCTAGTTTATGACACAGACGGCAAAACAATTATTGGTCGCTCTGTCGTAAGATTATTTAAACAAGAAGGCGATGAAACAAATAAAACATTTATTTCGCCGTCACGATTATACTTATCTAATTACACACACGCTAAACAGGAACTATACAACGAATTATTTGTTGCTGTAAATGAGTGGGGTAAAAAGAATTTCGATGATAATTCAGTATTAATTGCTGGAAATGAATCACTACACGACACACCACCTGCCGAGATGTTATCTTCTAATAGGTTTATTAAGAAACCATCACGAGATAATAATGAGGCTAGATTGTCGACTCAATGGTGGCATAGTTGGTTTACAACCAAACCTGATAATTCAGAAGCTGTCTTCAATTATTATCAAGATGAAGGTATGACAACGAACATAGCACACATTGTAGATTATAAAGCATATCACGAAGAATATGCTATTCAAGAAAGTTTAAGATATCGCCAATATACAGAATTGGAGGTAAAAGAAGAAAATGAGCAGTGAAGAAGAAAAACCTGAAATGGTTATGACTTCGCCGGAAACGGAAGAAGAAGAGCAAGAAATCACTCGCCTCACCAAATTGGAAACGCTGGATATGGATTACCCTGTTGAAAGTCTAAAAGCTATGTTTGAGTTGTTCACTCCGTCAGGAGAGGAACACGCTATGATTGCATTAGTTTCAAGATTTTTAACCGAGCAGGAAATTGAATTCTCAGTAGATGAATCAGGCAATATGTATTTCAAAAATCATATTGAAGGCCCAAATAGATTTATCGTAAACGCACATATGGACACAGTAGCAAACGGTGCTGCAGTTCTTGAGGTGCTAGAATCAACCCCTGACAAAACAATAATTCAATCCACAAACAACCAAGTTATAGGTGCAGACGACAAATGTGGCGTTTATGCTGTCCTAAAAATGATTACGGACAAAACCATAGACGTTCCATTAACAGGACTATTGTGTGTTTCAGAAGAAATAGGCTGTGTAGGTAGTGGATATGCTATGACTCATCATAGTGACTACTTTGCAGACTGTATATTCTGTATTACAATAGATAGACGCGGCGACACCGATATAATAACAACGAATTCAGATTTAAAGTTATCGAGTGATGACGTAATTGATAAATTAGATGAGTTAGGTGCCGATTTCGGATTCAAACACGCAACCGGTTCTATATCTGACGTAAGTTCAATAGTTAATGCACTTCACATCAATGGAATCAATATGGCTGCTGGATATTATGGTGCCCACACAGGGTCAGAAAAGGTTGTAGTTGAAGAACTACTACGCTCGATTGATTGGTTAAGTGTGGTTATGATACCAAAAATGCAAGAATATCTATTAGAGAACGCTGAGTTAGTGGCATACAAACCAACTGCTGCCTACAGTGGCTGGAGTAGTTATGGAAGTGGCGTTCGATATTACGGTGCATACTCAGGAACTTGGTCATATGATGCAGGTAAAAGCGGTGTCTACGGTGGTTATGGAACAAAAGACATCGGAAATAGCGATACTGATGATGCTGCTGACTTAGAAGATGTATTAGATATGTGGCAAAAAGTCATAGACGATATTGAAATGATAAATGGTTGGTATATGCTAGAACATCTAACAGAAGATGCGTGTTATAAGCTGTCATCATCAGGTAAATCAATTATTATTATTGATGGCTGGGCTAACTATGTAGAAGAATTAGAAGTAGTTAATAGAGCAATTACCGTAGGTCAAGGTGGTAAAAATGGATTCGATGCAAATGTCTTAATTGAAGACATTGAAGATTATGTCGAAAAGCTAGAATCAAACGGCTTTGACTGTTTCGATGAAAACGGAGAGTGGATTTAATGACCCACCAGCGAGGCTATAAGAATCACACGATATGGGGTAATACTAATTGGTGTGAATGCGATGATTGTAAAAGGGAGAATGAAAGACAATGAAGCGCAAACTAAGTATGATTTCATTAGATAGTGTTGGCTGTGGTTTAGATACTCTATCAAATACAGTGTATCCAGCTTATGAAAGAGGTGGATATGATTTTGATAACGGCAGTCATTTAGATGACTGCTGTGAAGATTGGTATAACGGATTATCTAAAGAAGATATGAATGAGGTAAAAAATGCCAGACAATAGACAGAATAAATTAGCCTGTCCCGAGTGTAAACACGGCGATGGGCTCAAGAAAGTTAGCAAAGAAGACTTCTACCGATGTAGTGGATGCGGTAATGAATGGTTTGATGAGGAAATAATCAAAGTGCCATACAAAACCGCTACCTTTGTCAATGAAGATGGTAAAGTTATATACATAGCACAAACACCAGAGCGTAAACAGAAAATGAACGATAAAGGTGTTTACAAAAAGGGCTATGTTGGACCCTTTTCCGGTGTTCATACAAGAATGAACAAAAGAAGGGCAAATATGAGCAGAAAGGATAAGAATCTGCTAAGGAGGCTTCGAAAGTAAGCGGATAGGATATAAGTAATCGCATACACAATATTACCTGCGTAAAATATGCTGGGGTTTTGTTTAACCTCTCGTGAATTGCGCTCCCGTGTGTCTGGCATATGCTCTTTGGTCTGATTAAATTCAGCTAAGTTGTCCGAAGATTGCAGCAAAGAAGGACTCGCTGTGAGTAATCGGAAACGACCAATGCGAACGTGAGTTCGGCGTTCAGTTTTTTCATATTTGGTTTTAACAATTTTGTTCGTTTTGTTTTCGGCATTGGTTAAGGTAAGAATAGTGTTCTTTGGGGCGATTGCTTTTATCCCCGTAAATACTATGGAGAATTTAAAATGGTTCAATTAATAGGAATCCAAGCAAAGAGATTAAAGAAAGCTATGACTGATAATCATAGCACTGAGAGGCTTATGCTCGACCAATGGGCAGCAAATGATATTAATGGTATGCGTTCTTATGATGATTCTGGTGAGGTTGATAAGTTTGTTGCTAAATTAACACACCCAATCGCTTTGGTAGGATTAGATAGGGAAATAGATAGGAATATAAATTCTGTGACTTTTCTTTTTAAGAGGAAAGGCGCTATATATTGTGATAGAATTGCTTTAACGCCTCAAAACAGTGATTTAAGATGTAAGGCAAAGTATGATGAAGTGGCATATAGATGGAATGAGATTGTTCGCTGGGTATTAAATGGAGAAATCGACCCTGATGATGATATTGTGATTTATAGAACAGGTGGCCGTAGTAGTAATCGTGTCCTAAACCGATTCCCTATTAGATTAAAAGATAACACTTACGGCATTGTGACAGGGGTGACAGAAGCATTAGGTTATGTTTATACTAAATGTTTAGAAAATGACTTTGACGGGCGACCTGTTGCTAATTTTGATGACTTCAATGCAGAAGCTATATACAAAGGCTGTGCTGTTGACCATCGCCGTGAAATGAGAAGAAGAAGATTCTTTTATAATGGTTCACAGTTTACACATAGATGCCGTATACTATACCACTATTTTGGAACATACGGGCATAATATTAGAGATATACTTAACGATATAGGTATGCCGCACACAAGAATGAATTTCTTATTGTGGAATGACGGCAAAATCAGAGTGTGGGAATCCGCCGACCAAGATAATGATATACTAAAAGATGGGGACCATTTACCAATGTTAACCTATGATGACGGCCACGTTAGTTTTGATTTGATTAACTCAGACTATGGTTGGAGTAATGAAGATAATCTATTTAAGATTAGATGGGAACGTTCAAATGATGGTAGAATGGGGAATAGATGATAAACTTTAAATATAACAGTGACAATATGATTAACAGTGTGCAGCAGGATACAAATTGCGGAGCGTCTTTGACGCAGGTCACTTTTTCTAACCTTGTTTTTTGTAGGGCATTCCTGCTGTGCCACCTATGGAGGATAAATGAGAAGAACCGATAAAATGGACAAGATGATAGCTGAGTTTCTCGTTGAGATGATGATGGGTAATGTTAAACCCAATTTTGAAGGAATAAAAGAATTTAACGAATCCAGCAGTGTTGTTGGAGAAGTTGAAATTGATGATGATTTACCGAATGGTATGGGCTCTATTGAGATTGCTCCAATCGTATACGATGAGAGCAAGAAGGACCCTGTAGTGAGAACAAATGTATTGGAGAGAAAAGATGAGAAAAGGAAACGTAAGTAAAGAAGAGATGCTAGATTATATATGCGGAGAAACTGAACTTGATTTAGCAAGTTCTCCGTATGATGGATTACTTTGGGATATCTACACGCTAAGAGCTGAGATTGACGAGAGAATTAGTGAGATTGAAAAAACAATTTGGATATTGAAGAGACAAGCAAATGGCGAGTGATTATAGTGATGAACCACCGTGCAGCAAACGTGGCACGGGCTGGATAGACTTTTCTAAAATGGGAAAGAAACCAATAAAGCGTTTGAAAATCAAAAAGAGGAAGAGAAATGGTAACAACAGCAAGTGAAGGAATACATTTAATAGGAATATTATTACGATATATGGACAAAAAGACGGCGTATAAAATGTTATCTGATATGGAGTTTGAAATTGCAGACACAACAGATAATGAATCGCTAAGAGATAGTATAATAATGGTAAGAGGATATTTAAATGGCAAGTGAATATACGTATGCTGAATTGTTAAAATTGTGGCCTGAAGATATGGTTATTAAATTTAAAGGAAATAGAAATGGTAATGAATGAAAAAGAAGTGAGAGAACAATGCGTGAAACTAGCTGAGATGGCGGGGAGACTTGCTATTGAAGTGAAAGGATTAGCAAAAGAGAATGAGATATTGAAAGATTATATCGACAACATTGCTGCGATAATACACTATCAATGTGCATTAAAAGAACAAGACTTATGGTTAAAGGATATGATAAGAGAAGGGTATTACAACCCTAAATGTGATAAAGGAAATGCTACTGATACGTGGCCTTGCTTTTGTGTAGAGTGTTTAGGATGAGTCTTGAACAAATCGTATTTTTAATTTTAGTATTAGACGGGCCTGTTCTTGGTCTGCTCTATTTAATGTGGAGAAAATGGAATGAAAGGAATTGAATTATACTGCGGAAGTTGTGAAAGATATATCGCACAAATTCAAATGATTAATAATCGATATAAACGGACCAATAAGTGCTATTTATGTGGAGAATCTGAACATTTGAGGAACCAACAATGAGTCCTTTGAAAATTTGCTATTTATGTAAACACAATGAATGTTT